CGTGACTTCCGAAACTTCGGGGATGGCGGCAGCACGCTCCACGATTGCTCGGCGATTTGGGCTAAAACCGCAAGATTGGCATCTGACATGGCAATTTTCCTTTACACTATTTCAAGCTAATTCGTCCACATTATTTCTTCTTCTTACCGGCCACGGCAATCGACGGAAACTTTCGCTTTACTTTTCGGCGCACCTGAATCTTCTCGCTCGGCGTGCCGTGTTGACTGACTCGCGCCAGCGCGTTCCGCCCATGACTAATATCAGGGATCGGGTAGCGTCGGCCCGGTAAGGCGAAGGTCGATTTCGGCAACGCCTTGCGCTTCTTGGTTGTTAGTACTGCCATATTGCTCCTTTTAGGTTGGCGTCACGGTGAACGGCAGCGGGTCGGTCTCGGTGCCCCACGTCCTGTTCACCACGGTGACATTGATCGGCCCCGGCGGCGGCAGCGGCAGCTCGACCTCGGCGGTCAGCTCGGTGTCGCTCACGTAGGCGTTCGAGAGCACGTTGGCGTCTGGCATCGAGATGTTGCAGGTGTCATCGAATCCGGTCCCGGTTGCTGTTATGGTCACCGTCGTGTTCTTCACCCCGGTGTTCGGATTGATTGCCGTCAGCGTCGGCGGCGTCGCGAGATCCTTGACCGTGTGATAGCCGTTATAGTTCAGCCGCCACATGGTCGGCACCCCGTCCTGCTCGAAGTCGTCGTTGGCGATCTTGTTGAAGACCAGCCCTTGGTTGTGCCAGTTGTTCAGGATCGAAAGCACCTCGTCCGCCGGTACGCCAGCCGCAGCGGTGAAATCGCTCACCGGCGGGTCGATTGAATGGCGCAGCGCTTTGCCGGTCAGCAGATCCTGCATGACCAGTGCTTGGTCGGCTGCCAAGTCGCGTTCTGCTGTTTTTTCGTATGGCATAATTTCCTCCTGTTAGGCTGTCACGGTCAGCGCCGAATTAGCAGTGGTCTGGCCGGTCTCGCCGTCATAGATGGTCACCTGTACGGTGCTCGGCGAGGCTGGCAACGAATACTTCATGATCATCTGGGTCTTGCTCACGTAGGTCGTGGACTGCGCCACCCCGGCCACCTGCGCCACCTGCCTGCCCCGGACGTTGGTGCCGTTGATCGTGATGCTCACCGGCTTCCCAGCTGCCGCCGCGATCGAGGTGCTCGACGGGCTCAGGCTGGTGATTGTCGGCGCGTTCTTGGTCACCCCTTGGTTCTTGACGTAGACCGCCTCGCCCATGTGCGTCAGCCTCCACGCGGTCGGCACGCCGCCGCCAGCGTCGTTGCGAATCAAGCCGTTGACCTGTCCTTGCGCGTGCCACCGGGTCAGCGAGGCCAGCAGCGCCGTGTTGTCGCTGATCCCGGTGAAATCCGATACTGCCGGACTCACCGAATGCCGCAGCGGTTCGCTGCATGATGTCAGCTGGGTCAGCGCCGCCGTTTCGTCGGCCACCAGCTGTTGTTCCGGCGTCATCTCGGTCTCTTCCGCCGTGTCTTCCGTCTCTACAACTGCTTCTTCATCTGTTGCCATACTATCCTTTTTTGTTAGATCTCGAATTCAAGATTTTACACTCCCACCAGTAGCGCCGCCGCGCCTCTGCGCCTCACCACACCATCCGCAGCGGCGGCGTCGCCCGTCTCGGTCGCGATCAGCGGACCTGAGATAGCCAAGCCTGCCCCACCGGCTGACATGGTGTCCGGTGCTTCGGTTGCCGACAACGTACCAAAGGCGTTGGCGAATGCCAGCACTGCCGCCGTGTCTCCAGCTTCGGTCGCCGTCAAGGCCGCCTGCCAGTACACGCTGCCGGTGCTGCTGCTAGCGTCCGGTGACTCGGTCACCGACAGCGTGCCAAAGGCGCTGGCAAGGCCGGTCATCACTGCCGCGTCGCTGGCCTCGGTCGCGGCGAGCGTGGCTATCCATCTGACTGTCCCGGTGCAGCTGGCGGTATCACTACCATCGGTCACAGCGAGCGGGCCAAGCACCCCAGCCAGCCCGGCGATGGCCGCCGCGTCACCGGTCTCGGTCACGCTCAGCGCGCCAGAGATGGCCAAGCCCGCCCCGGCAGCGGACATCGTGTCCTGCGCTTCCGTGGCGGCCAGTGTGCCGGTCGCGTAGATGCCGCCTGAGATCGCTGCGCTGTCGCCCGCATCGGTCGCGGCCAGCGTGCCTTTCCAGTCAACCACGCCGGGGCTCGCCGCCGTGTCGCCCGCCTCAGTCGCCGACAAGGTGCCTGTGACAGCTGGCGTTGCTATCGTGCCGCTGATACTCGCCGTATCGTTGGCCTCGGTGCTCGCCAAAGTGCCCGTGCCATAGATGCCGCCCGCACTCGCTGCCGTATCACCGGACTCGGTCGCGGCCAGCGTGCCCTTCCAATCCACCACGCCGGTGCTGCTGGCAGTGTCGCCTATCTCCGTGACCGCCAGCGTACCCTTCCAATCCACCGTCCCGGTGATGGCTGATACGTCACCAGCCTCGGTCACCGCGAGCGTCGCCACCCACTTAACCACACCGCTGACAGCCGCCGTATCGCCAGCCTCGGTCGCCGCCAGTGATCCGCTAACCCCTGAACTGACAGTGCCTGACCCAGCGCACCCATCCCCAGCGTTTGCACCGCTCGCGTAAAAGCTGAACCCGTAACCTGTCAGAGTGGTGCCGCCAGCCGGGAAAGTGGTTGGCATCGAGCCCGTCCAACTTAAACTGGCGTAATAAAGGTTTCCGCCACTGATCCCTGAATCGTAGAACCCGGCCACCATGCCCTCACCGGTATTGATCTCGTGGGCGATCCAATAGGTGCCGGGAGCTAATAAGGTTGGGGGAAAAGGGATCGTGAACCAAGCTGCATGCGCAGTGTCTGCCCCTAGCGTCACGGCAGTGACCGCGCTTTGCACCAACAACGACAAAGGAATATCGGGGCTGCCGGGGCTGTTAGTATAAAGTCCCGCCAGAAAATGCACCGGATTGGCCCCGCTCGAAAGCGAGCCGTAGAAGCTGATCGAGGTGATCAGGGCCTGCTGGCTTAAGGTCAATTCCTGAGCATAAATAGGCTGCATTGGCCCATTGCTCGCGCCCACCGGCGTGTAGGCGGTATTGAACACTGTGCCCTCCGTCGCCGACATAGTCCCGGTAACGGCAGTGCCGCCGCCCAGCGTGGCATACAGCGAGAATTGATACGGACCAGTGCTTGCGCTTGCACTCGGGAATGGGTTCGCAAGCGCGCCTGTCCAGCCTTGTGGATTGTACCATTCACCAACGTTGCCGCCGGGGGCTGGGTTAAGGTAGCACGCTGATAGACCACCGGCGTCGTTCTGGATCGCAATCCAGTAATCGCCGGGCGCGAGGACCGGATTAGTGGTCGTCGGTATCGTGACAAGACCGGCAACTGATTGCTGTACGGCTGTCGTGGCGATCAGATTTCCCGCAAGTCCGCCTGACGCAGTGGCGTCATAGATTCCTAGCAAATAATTAACTCCCGTCCCCGTGCCTGAAGCGAGCCAGATACTGATCGATTGAAGCGTGCCGGATTGCGAGAGGGTCGCCTTGACGGCTGTTATCCCAGAGAACCCACCGCTACTCGGTCCTTGTGCCGGGTCGCCAAGAGTAATAGATCCGCCAGTTGATACAGATCCAGAACTTGCCGCCGTGTCGCCGCCCTCGGTCGCGGCCAGCGTGCCAAAGGCGCTGGCCAGCCCGGCGATCGCTGACGTGTCGCCGCCCTCTGTCGATGCCAGCGTACCGGCAATGAAGTCGGTCCACGTACCGGTGACGATCGAACAGGCGCTAATGTAGAACACCACGTCGCCGTTGTTGCTGCCGCTGGCGACCGTCTCCACCCATTCCACCTGAAAGAACAAATACTCGTTGTTGAGCGTGATGGCTGGCGCGGACCACGAGACAGTGGAGTTGAAGGTGGCGGTGGTCGAGGACAGCGTGATCGTGGAGCAGACCTGCGAGCCGCTGGTCAGCTCGCGCGCGCTGCTGCCGTCCGCGTTCTTGCTGGCCCACACCCGCACGTTGATGTGCCCGGCTTGGCTGGACGATGTTGTGCACCGCATCCCGAAGGCGAGCGTCCACGTCCCGGCAGTGATGTTGGCGGTGTACGGCAACGCCGTCACGAAGGAATCGCCTGCTGTCGTCGCGGTCGCGCCGGTGCCCTTGGTCGGCCCGGTAGCACTAGAAATCTGGTCAGAGGCTGACGCGGTCGTTGCTGTAGCGCTCGCCCCTAGAAACGCCTTCCAGAACGGCGTTCCAGTTGAAATCTTTGCAACCTTCCAGCCATAGGTCGCATTGGCGGCGGTCGGAGCTGAGCCGCCATCCTGCAGTTGCCCGAAAAAGTTGGGCGAAGGCGCTGCTGTACCTAAAACGTAGAATGTTTTAGTCGCCATCTTCCACCCACTTGAAGCTATACGTGCACCGGGGCTTGTCCTTGATCTGGTTCGGATGTTCCGGCCAGAGCTTGCACGCCATTTGCCAATAAGGATTGCCGGTGTTGCGCACCAGACAGATCCCCTTGCCTTCCGATTCCCATCGGAAAGCTGGACAGTAGCCCGCTATAGCAGGCCCGAAATCAGGCGGCGATCCTTTGCAACAGTCGCCGCACTGGCAACAGTAGCCTTCGCGAATCCACATTCACGGCGCATGCGTGATCACTGCTGAGTTGAGTGTCACGGTCTGGCCATTGGTGATCGAGGTCGAGTTCAGGTTGATGTCAGAGCCGGACGTGCCCACCGTCAGCCCCGTAATCTGCGCTGTCCCGCCCCCGTCCTTGATGCGAGCCGCCGCTGCCGTGCCGCTCGCGCTGGCCACGCCGCTTTTGGGCGCACCGGCCATCGTGATCGCTTGCGACGCCTCGGTGAAGCTCGGTTTCTGCAAGGCGATACTCACCAAGACTGTGGCCATTGCAGCCGTGCCGATCTCGATGGTCCCGTTGCCAGCTTGCGCGTCGATGGCGTTCAGCACCGCCGTCATGCGCGTGTCTTTCAGTGCGTTTGCGTAATTAACAGCCATAAGTTGTTTCTATTGGTAAGCTTGTCCCACAGTGTTGCCGTAGATTAGCCCCCCGGCGTTGGGCGTCATCAAGACGAAAATGTCGCGAGCGTTATTTCCCGGCGTGATAATCGGGGCCACGCCGCCAGCCCAGACCGTGTTCGGCGGCCACGTAGTGACGTTGAAGTTGCCCGTGTTCCTGATCAGCAAGGTCAGTTTGCCCAGCCCGTTCACCGGCCAGTTGATCACCGACAGCTGGGCGTTGCCGTTCAAGGTCACCTGCTGCACCTCGCCTTGCGTCCAGTCCACCGTGGTGACTCCAGTCGCGCTCAACGCGGCGATCGGCAGCACGGCAGCTGGCAGTGTCAGGCGGCCCGTCATCGTGTCGCCAGCCTTTTGCACCGCGCCTGCATCCGTCATCGGCGGCAACTGCGCCAGCGGCACCTTGCCGCTAATGTCCAGCCCGGCGTACCCCATCGTCTGGCCTTTGTGCGCGACCAGCTCGGCGGTCCCGTCCGGCGGAAAGGTGGACGGTTTGCCGGTCACGCCAGTCCACGCCACCACGTCAGCCAGCGCCGCGTGGTCCACGATGCTGTCCAGATTGGTGTCATAGACGCCTTGGATCATCACGCCCGGCTGCACCGGGGCCTTGTCGGCGTACTGGGCGTGGTCCACCAGATTCGGGTTGTTCTGGCCTGCCCCGTACGCGTAGTCGGCCTTGAGCATGTCGCCGGTCCCAGCGCCGCCGCTGCCGTTCTGCTGGTTGACGATCACCTGCTCGTCGTGCTTGAACTCCACGCTTGCGTTCCACTGCGTCCAGCCGTCACGCGGCCCGGTTGGAACCACCTCCACCCGTTTGAACCAGAAATCGCCTCGCGGATAGTTCGTTGTCGCCGCGTAGACGTAATGCCAGTTGTCGAACACGTCCGCCAGCCGGTCGGCCATCTCGCGGGCGAGCAGTGTCCCGGCGTTCTCGGGCAAAAAGATCTGCAGGTAAACCAGCCCCACCCCACGCGGCATGATCGAGCTGATCGCCGCCTCGGCCACGCGCCCAGAGCGGATGCTGAACGCCACCCACGTCGAGTTGACCGGCGGTGTGAAATTGCGGTTCTCGTACTTAACCGGGATCTGCGGAAAACGGGGTATCCATTCGCTCACGAATTTGTTCGTGATCACCTCTTGCTCGATCTGGTTGCGGTTGCTCATTTAATCCCTTGCATGATCATGTCCTTGCGCAGTTGTGCAATCGCAATCCGCACGCAGCCCATCGGCGCTTGTTTGCTCCAGCCGTTCTCCAGCGCCTCGGCGTACACCACGTTGTTGACCAGCCAGATCTTCATGGTGCCTTTGGGAATCATGTTCAAGGTCTGGTCGTTGGCACCGGACGGCTCGTATAACGGCGGCAAGACCTCAGTCGCCTTGCCCTTAACCTTTTTCGGCGGCACACCAATGACATCGGTCGGCGGCGGATCGACGCTTACTTGCCAGTTCCGCCTGCTGTAACCAGTGTCTACGGGCCACCTCGTGACAATGTCGCTGTACAGCTGGGCTGCGCATCGCCGGACCACGGTCGAAACGTTGATGTCCAGTTTTTCGGCCCACTGCTGGCATTGAACTGTAAAACTAAGGGCCATCTTTTTGGGTTGGCAAGCGGGTCTCGACCACCCAGATCACGTGACCGGGGTCTTCGTTGACGGTTTCGATCTGCCGCAATTGCAGCCCGTAGTCGCCGGGGATCAGCACCCGATCGGAGATGCCCGGCGCAGGCGCATCGTTCCACTGCTCCAGACAGATGCTCTCGGTGTAGACGTAGCCGCCAGTCGCCTCCAGCCGCTTCAGAATCGGCTTATAGACCACGGCAAGCACCGTCTTGGTGTAGGTCGGCACCGGGTTGGCCGTATCGTTGATCGGGTCAAGGTTCCAGACGATCTGCAGCTGGAAGGTGACACTGACTTGAAACTGTGCGGTGATGGCGAACGCTTTACTGGTCGCCTTCTGGACTGTGCCAAGGATGTCCACTCACATCCCCCTCCTGATCTTGCGGATGCCTCCCTTGTTACTGTACCGGCGACTACCCAGCGGGGCCATGAAGGCCGCCACTTCATCGTCAATCAGACCCATCGTTCCTGCCGCCTGCGCTTGCATCGGCGTCATCTTTATGGAGACCGCGCCTTGCCCTAGCGAGACATCGGTCACCGCCGGGTCTTGGTATGGTTGGTTGCCAGTCATCGCCGTCTTGGCATAGGTGCCCAGCATACGGAAGGCGAGCGACACTTGGCATGCCACCAGCCGGTCCAGCGGCATATAATTGGCCGGATAATAGGTGGGCCAGATCATCCCGCCGGTGTTGCCCACGATCACATTAGGCGGCTGGCTGATCGCCGGATAGTAGCCGATCGTGATGTCCGGGTCCACCACCCAGATCCGGGGCCACATCATCGCTTGGCCACGGGTCGTTTTGTAGCCGCGCCAAATAAAGCCGTGATCCATCACACGCGCTGCATAGATCAAAGCTCTGGTTTTGTCGTCGGGAGATGCATTCCACCAGTTGTCGGACCACAGGACCACGCTCATCCACGCATCCGCCTCGGTGTCGTCCACGTAGCTGTTGGAATTAATCATCGCTGAACCGTCTTCCACCAGTGTAATCGGCGGCGGCGGCAGCGTTGCCCTCGGTCTGGCCGGGGCCGGGCTGGTCGGTATTATGAGATCTGCAGGCATGTTATTGATCTTCGGCTATGATCACCTTGGTTTGCAATCAAAACGCGTCCTGCGGGCTGCCAGCGCCCTTGGCGTGGCTGTTACGGCCCGTGGCCACCGTTGATAAATCCGCCGGGGCCTCGGTTCGGCACCACGTTGGGCAGAATGTACCAGCTGTTCGCCTCCACGTAGTTCGCGTCAGGTCTGCTCGCGTGCGGGTCGTCGGTTCCTAGATCTTCTTCGGATCTCCGGTTTCGGTTCTTGGCCAGATACCAGTTCAATGTTCGACTCGCTATGCGGCTCTTCAGGTTCGGCATGTACTTGCTCCTCGTGTCCGATCGTTTCGGCATCCACGTGCGGGTGGCGTTCCCGGCCCAAGTTCCCCGTGCGCCGTCTCGGGTCACGCTGCCCCTGCCACAGGAAGTCTTCCCGCTGATACGCTTTTTGGTCCTTCATGAAGGCAAACTTGACGGAGGTCCGCTCCCCCCGTCAAGTCGCTCTATTCCCCCAACTGCAAGCTCTAGCTCAGCGCCGCCTTGCGGTTCGGCAGGTTGTTGTGGATGATCTGCACCAGCCGGACGTTCTTGGCCTCGTAGACGCGCTGCCAGTTGACCGCCAGCGCCAGCTCGGCGTTGGTCGGGCTCGGGTTCGGCGCGGCCACCGTGGTATTGGTCCAGCGCACGCCCCTCGGGTGCAGGATAAACCGTTTGCGGTTGATCAGGTTGGTCTGGTTGCCCAGCGGGTCACGCCCCAGCTCGACGCCCCAAGTCCCGAATCCGCCCACTACCGGGTCACCGGCCCGTTTGTCGGTCCCAAGCGCGAACGCGCCCTCGCCGAATAGGAACGTCTGATACCACGTCTGGTTGGTCCCAGTGGTGGTCGTCAGGTGATCGTCGGTGATCACCGTCAACCCCTGAAACTTCTTCAGGTCCGGCTTGCCTTCGGATTGCGGGATGAAGTCGATCAGGTCCAGCTTCAAGAGTGCCGCCTCGGTCGCAGAGTGCATGGCGATCGCCACCAACTTCTCCGCATTGTCACCCAATTTGAATTTCGCGTTAATGAAGGACTCACCGGTCAGATAGTTGGCCGCCGTCATCGAGCCCGCCACCACGTCGGCGTGGATGTCCAAGACGTTGCCAGACATCGACGCTGCGCCGAATATCCCGGTCAGGCTGGAAAGCAGCATGTACTCCATGTCACGCGCCCAGTACGCCGCCACCAGATCTTCGATCGCCCCCAGCGGGTCGTCGCCCGAAAGATATTTGGCCAGATCGTTCGCGCTCCATGCGTTGCCCCGGTTGTGCGTCGTGCACTGGTCGTTGGCCGCCACGATCTTGTTGACCGTGATCCGGGTGGTGTCGTTGATGATCTGGCTCGGATCTTTGATGTCCGTCCAAAACGGCATATTATTTATTGTGCCGCCCATTGTTGCGATGTCATCGAACTCTGAATCGGTCGCCACCACGCCTGAACGGAAGAACGCGCTCAGTTCCGCAGTACGCTCAATGACGTACGGCGCGAAATGGGTGGGCACGATGACATCGACTATAGAAGTGACTCCTGCTGCCATAAAAGTGTCCGCGACGGGTGTTTGTTGCCGTTCACTTTATTTCCCGTCGCATCGAAACAAAGCGAACGCGTGCTCGCATTCTTTGTTTCGTGCCACTGACACAGGTTTTAGACCTCGCACCCCACGCTGTCGGGTCAATCGCCTCTACGTCTCGCCGGGTCAGCTGCAGGCTAGGTTGGCCACCTCCACATCTAGGGTTGCTAGAAGCGCGCCATAAATGCTTAGGGCCAGAGTTTGCACTCTGGCCCATCAGCTGACAAGCGAAATCTTGAATTCGAGATTGCTGTCTATTCCTCCTTTTGCCCGTTGCCTTTTGGCGCAGCCTTGCTCAGCGTGAATTTGACGCCTTCCATCTCGAAATCGAATTTCTTCGAGCCCTTGAACACGAAGAGGTCGATGGCCTGCGCAAACGTAGTTGCGGGCGTGATCTCCTTGTCCAAAAAACTCATGGCCCGCGCCAGTTTCCAGTTCAGCTTCAAGACCGGCATAATCGCCTTCATCTTGTCGTCCGGCAGCTCGCTGAACGCGATGATGTGCTTGGGCGTCGATAGCGCATCGATCTGATCTTCCTTGATGGCCGCCGCGAACGGTTTGCCGCACACGGTCTGCACGCGTTCCCACGCCGCGTCGATCTCCGTCCCGGTCGCCTTCTTGGCGGCTTCCTTGGCGGCTTGCTTGACCGCCTTGCGCAAGGTTGTGCCGCCCTTCTGCAGATCCTTGAAACCTTCAGGATCGTGCTTCTTGACGAATCCGGCCTGCTCGACAGCACTGGCTGCCACCTTGACCGCGTCGGCGGCCTTCTTCATCTTCTCCTTGGCCTTGCCGTCCTCATGCTTCATCAGCTCGACCAGCCGGTTACCGATCGCCGCGCGCTGGCCCACCCCAAGGTGACGCCGCTTGATGTTCATCGAGATCACGTACGCCACCGGGTCTTCCTCCGGGTGCCGTTCCTCGAACAGAATGATGTCGTCCGCGTTCAGGTCGTAGCCCGCGATCTTGCAGGCGTTGTACCGGTTGCGCCCATCGAGGATTTTACCCTCGAATAGCGTGATTTCCTCGACGAGTCCGTTAGCCTTGATGTCCTCGGCCAGCTCTTGGGTTTCATTGTCCGTCAAGAGCGGGAACTCGTTCGCCAGTTCATGGAATTGCAAGTTTGCTAGATTCATTGATTCAGTAGTTCGGTGTTTCATGCCACAACTTTAATGCATGAAACGAGATTGTCAAACGTTAGAAACTGACTCGCACCCCGGCTTCCTTGGCCAGTGCCCGCGCCCGGTTGATGTCGGCCTTGATCGCCAGCGCCTGATCGGTGCGGTTGCCGGTCTTCCACGGGTTCTCGCCGATCACCATCTTCTTGCCGCCGGTGGCCCCGCCTACGGCAGCAGTGCCTTGGCTTTCTTTGAACAGGTGCGGCGCGTCCTTGACCAGAACCTTGAGCCACTCGCCGATCTTGAGGATCTCGCCGGTGGCCTCGCTGTACCATTTCTCGCCATCCGGCTTGAATGCCACCACCACGCCGTTCTGCAGCTTGAAGATCGTTTTCGATCGCTGGATCACGTCAATCAGCGCCTCGGGTCGCACACCCACTTCGTTGGCCTGCAAACTGACTTCTTTGTCGATCATCAGCGTCTGGATCGTCTGGTCGCGTTGCGCGATCTGGGCCTTGAGATCGTCGGCATCTTTGACAGCTTTTTTGTTCAGCGCGTCGATCTGCTTCTGCATCTCTTCCTTGGTCTGCTGCTTTTCTTTGCCGGTCTGGCCTTCCATCTCAGCCAGCTTGGCCTTGAGCGAGCGGTATTCTTCCGCGTCCACGTCCTTGAACATTTCCAGTTGCTTGCGCAGCCCGTTGATCGTCTGCTTGTGCGCTTCCAGCTCGCCTTTGGGCACCACCGCCCCTTCGAGGTCCAGCATAAACTCACCATCGGATTCCCTGTACAGCGCCCTTGTCGCTTCGGGTATCTCGTCCAGCGTCTTGACTTTCAATTTCAGTGCCATCTTGTTGTGGCTTTTATCATCGCCGCTGGAACTATTCCAGTCGAAAAACTTAGAGTTTTACTTCGATCCCGTCTGCCACGATCTCGTTCTTGATCCAGTCCAGCGCCTGCTCTTTCCAGCTCTGCTCAGCTGGTGATCCGGTCCATTGCATTCCTTGCCCGTCGTTTATCGTATAGGCAATCTGCCGGATCTGGTTCTTCATTGCCGCGTCGCGCGCCGTCAGGTAAAGCGCCTTCTGCGCGTGCCGGTACAGCGGGCGCGGATCTTCATGCGGATCGACGTACCCACGTTTCACGTACAGCAGGTCGTTGTCGGTCACATTCTCGTGAACGTGATGCCACAGCTCGGCTGCCCAGTAGTTCTTGGGGTACTCGCTCAAGGTCACGGTATACTGCGCCGTGCCGACAAGCACCATGTCGCGGATCTCGATTCGAGTCCGCCGCTTGTAGTTTTTCAGTGGTTTCTTTGTTATCATACCTATATATGCGTCATTTTCGATGCATAATCAAGTTATTTTTTAGCCAGCGCAATATGGTTGGGCGCTTCGGCCTGCCCAGCACGATCCGCTCAATCACCCACGGCGGGATCAGCGGCTTGTCGCCGTGGTTCTCACGCAGCGGTGGTGTCTGCCAGTTCTTCAAATCCATGCCCAAAGGTGTGATAAATACTGATCCATTGCCAGCGTCGCAGCCCGCTCTTCGGCCCGTACGGCTGGCGTTTCCAGTGCCCCTTGCGCCAGTGCGCCTTGAGCTTCAGCACGCCGCCCCCGGCCTCGGCGGCCTTCTGCGCCCCGTGTAGCATCTGGGCGGCTTTCCTGAACTGTTCGCGGCCCACGAAGTGCGCCTGCAGCAGCGCCGGTTTCATGTGGTGCTTGCCCTCGCGCTTGAACGGTCGCACCAGCTTGGGCGCGTACTCGAACGGTTTCTGGGAGAGAAACAAGAGCACGTTGACCGACAGCCGCTTGATCTGGTCCAAGAGCACGTTGTCGGCTTGGTCGCAGGCGATTGCCGTCTGCAGGCCGCCGGTGTAGCTGGTCAGCTTGCCCAGCGTGTGATCGAGCCACGGCACCGTGTACGCGTAGGTGGTCGGCCCGTAGCCAACCTCGGACCACTCGATCTGGGCCACCACCGCCAGATACTGCTCTTTCATCATGACGGTCAGGTTGCGCACCGGCACGCGGCGGTACAGGTTCGGCCCGTGCCGCCGCACGTAGCCTTCCATCTCGTCGGCATACACTGGCGGCAGCCAGATGCCTTCCTCGGGCACCATGCAGATGTCCAGAAAGGTCACGTTGCGCGGTGCGCCGCCCCGCTCGATCGTGATCAGCCCCTTGGGCACGATCACCCTGAACTGTGGCCATTTCCACTCGATGTCCTCGGTCCTCATCTCCTTGGGCGGGTCAGAGGCGAAGAGCGGGCCTGCCAGCTCTTTCTCCAGCCAGAGCGTCGGACGCTCGAACCAGAGCCCAGCTGCCCAGTTAGCGAACTGGGCGTGGTGCACGTCGTCCTTGTAACCCAGCGCGCCCATCGCGGTCGCGGTCAGCCCGAATTCCATGTCGGCGTTGAGCCGGTCTTGGTTGATGTAATCGTTCTGCCGGTATTGCGGCAGCAGATACTTCCGGCCCCAGATCGCCTGCCAGAGCTGCGGACATTCCCGCTTGAAGTTCTCGTCGCCTACGTCGCTGCACAGGTACAGCGTCTTGCCTTCTGCCGAAATCATTTGTTCTTCTTTTGCTTCTTGAGTTTCTTCAGCTTGGCGGCGCGTTCACGCTGCTCTTTAGCCAGCAGCCGGAACGCACGCGCCCACTTGAAGCGGCTTCTCATTTGTTCAAGAGCCGGTCGAAATCTCCCCGTGCCTCTTCGCGCCGCGCATCGGCCCGGTCCAGATAGTAATTCTTGAGCCGCCGCTCACGCTG